AGATTGGTGCTCGCGTTCAGGACTTTTTAAAGCGCAGGGGTCAGTGATGGGTGACAATGATTTCCCCTATTTAGGAGATTCCAGATTTCGGGATCTTTTAGATCGTGGCGAAGAAAGAAAATTTGCAACCCTACCTCTTCCAAACAAGGGCGGCGTTCCCAATCGCCCCTATAATCCGTCACCGGAACCAGCAAAACCCACTCAACCCGAGGAAGGATTTGATGAGTTTCGCGAGAAGTACGGGATTCCCAGGACAGCAATGGCTTTACGTGAGCCCTCTGGTTTTTTACGTGAATACATCTCTGGTATGACTGGATATAGTCAAGAAGGTACTGAAATTCCAAGCCTTCGCCTCCAAAAAGATTATGCTCAAGAAGAGGGCGGACCATTCTTTGAGCAAGACTTAATTTCTGGAACACCTAGCTTTAACGTGGATCCTGACATTGATTCGCCAATTATTGATCGGGACATTAAAGAGTATAGGGATCGCTACGGCCCAAGCAAAATTAATATGAAACAATTAGAGCAGAATATTCAACGGGTGCGCAATATGATTCGAGGCGTGTAATATGGCAACACAATTAATCAAACAGTGGATACAAGAGTTAGCGCGTAAATTACGGAACGAAGAAACATATGATGATTTTCCGTACGGAACTGAACCCATCCCAGGAGATCGAACGTGGGTTGAAAGCAAGCGGAAGGGTAAATGTGAATCTTGTTCTTGTAAAATAAAGTGATATAGGTGTTGCAATGAGTCAGACTAAAGCCCAACTGATTGCCGGGGCGTCTAATCAAGATGTTGTATTTAATCAGATAGCCGTTAGCAGCATCAAGAACCCCAGTGCGGGCTCTGCTGCGATCACCCTCGATACTTCCGGCAACGCCTCAGTGCCGAGCCTCGTGCCACCGGGTACGGTTCAGTTCTACGCCGCCAACACCGCTCCGGCTGGCTGGGTTAAAGCCAACGGTGCTGCCGTCAGCCGCACTGTCTATGCTGCATTGTTTGCCGCTCTGGGCACAACTTTCGGCGTTGGGAATGGCAGCACCACGTTTAATCTTCCAGACCTGCGGGGCGAGTTCCCCAGAGGTTGGGATGATGGACGTGGCATTGATAGCGGAAGGGCGTTTGGTTCGGCGCAGGCGGCTGCGTTTGCAAGCCACAACCACGGGATAACCGATCCAGGACACGTTCACACTTACGCTAGACAGGATTACGGTGCCGGTGTTACGGCGGGCAGCAGTTACACCGTGGGCGCGCCTTTGAGTCAGGGAACAGGCACTGCTGTCACTAATATCACCATCAACAACAGCGGCGGCACTGAAACCCGTCCCCGCAACATTGCCCTTCTGGCAATCATCAAGTTCTGAGCCATGAAAATCTTTCATTACCATTCCGACAACGGCCTCTTCCTCGGCGAAGGCAAGGCTGATCCCTCGCCGCTCGAAACTGATGTGTGGCTGATCCCCGCGCACGCCACCAGCGAAGAACCGCCCGAGCCCGGTGACGGCGAGCAAGTCGTCTGGATCGATAGCGCCTGGCGGGTGCAGCTCATCCCCATCCCTGAACCTGAACCCGAATCAATTCTCAACCCTGAGCCGCCTCCTGAGCTCACCACCGAGCAGAAGCTTGAAGCGGCTGGGCTGACGGTGGCGGAGCTGCGCGAGCTGCTTGGTCTAACTTAACGTTCCGGTAGAATTGTGGGGTAAGCTGAATATTTTTCATCGCTTCCCCGCAGTGCTAGGCCTTTAACAAAAGGTCGGCCCTGCTTGGAGAATGCCTTCACATCTTTTAATCCTAATTGATTACCGCAACAATCCAAAAGAAGAGCAATAAACCGCTTTTGGCCAACTGATTTACTGCCGGTATCTTCGCAATACGAAGCATAACTAGCATAAAGATGATACTTGCTATTACAGTAACGCTCCTGAGCATCCTTTGATGCTGGTATTTTTTTACCAACAGAAGACACTGCATCAGCAACATAAACCACTTCCGATTGCAGCCATTCAACAAGATTATTGCTGTTAACCAAGATTTCATTACGTACCCTCTTCAAAGAAGGGACAAGATCATAAGTATCCAACAAATATTCCCGCATTTCTTTATCTGTCATGGCAAGAACCCAATTAACTAAGCCGGGTAAATAATTCTTCCATAAGCCCTTTACAACGCCATTATCGAACTTAATCATTTCCTTTGCTTCAGAATTTTTATCGTAAAGCGGACGATTAAATTCCAAGGTCAAACGACGCCTAGAAAGACCTGATGTATTGTCGGTGGTCTGGATTGGTTCGTTGGCACAAACCATCACCATACCTGTATAAACAAAGGGCTCACCAACATTTTTATTTTTCTCTTCAAAGCGAAGGTTATCACCACCAGTCAAAGCTTTAAAGATTTGAGCTGATCCACCGTAACGCTCCGAATCATTGATCAGCGTCAGGCGCTTGCCTTTAATCGATGCAATTTCAAATCGGCTCTGTTCCAGCTGGTTCAATGTTGTGCTGGCATAGTTACCACTGCCTACCATGGCGCAACACAAGTTGGCGAAGGTTGATTTGCCGCGTCCACCTGGGCCGATGACCTCAAGAAAACGCTGCAGCTCGTGGCCCTGACCAAGTAGACAGGCCCTTAGCCATGCCCGCAAGACCTGTACGCGGTCATTGTCTCCGTACTGCGTGCGCTGTAGCCAATCAATGATCGGACCGGGGTCAGCGCTTGGATCACAGTCAAAATCAAGTCCCCAGGTGATGTAATTTTCCGGATCATGCTCTAAGAATTCGCCGGTGCTGACTTCCAGAACACCATTTCGGAACGCCAGCTTATCGCTATCGTCATCCCAGTAGGTGTGCGTAATGTATGCCTGAGTGAGGTTTACAACGTCGGCCAGAAGGTGGGACGTAAATCCACTTGGCGTTGGGATACGCTCACGAATAAATAGATCTTGTACAAAATATTTATACTCATTTTTATGTTCTTCACGGCGCCACGTTCCGCTATTGCGCTGGTAGAACATAAAAGTTTCAAATTGTGGGTCATACCGCCAATTACATTCAATAGCCATCCCTGTAACAAGGTTGGCGAGTTCAGATGCGGGCGGAGTTTTAGGCTTACCTTTTCCAGCCAAAACACCTCTTACTTCATCCCTTTCATCATCACCGGGATCACCAAATACGCGGTGAACGGCACGGCTGAACATTTGCTGTTCGTCGTACATCGCATCATCACGAGCCTCTTGAAATAGCTCCTGACCTTGCTGCGCCAACAGTTCTGGGAGGTCTACAACAAAGCCACCAAGGTCGATGTACCCATCTTCCTTCGCCATTGCACGTAATGTTTGCAACCCCCGCGCCCCTTCGGGACTGGGGCCACCAGGAAGGCGTTCAAATGATCCCCATTTTGTTTCGCAAACACCATCTCTGAAGTTGGGAGCTTGAGAAGACCACTCAATCCAATTATCCAAAAGCGTGTCATGGACTTGGTGCAGCGCCATTCCAACTGCAAGCCATTCCTCATAATCTTCCGCTCGTTCTGCATCAAGATGCTGCAGGTAAACGACAGCTTCTTGAATGGCTTCTTCCAGATAATATTCAGAATCTTCCTCATATTGAAGACGCACCTGTCGCGTAACTACACCACTTGTAACCGGCTTACGGTATCTTGCACTGGGATAAGCATTAGCAATCGCTTTATAAAGCCATTCTGGCATTTCCGGCGGGTTCTTTGCAAATTCAAACCCACCGTGAGGAGTCGTGAAGTATCCGTCTGTATCCGGGTGAGCGCCCATGATTGCGCCCTGTCGTGACCGGAACAGGATTTCAAATGACGGGACACCAATTTTAATGGTGGCCTTGTCTGGCAAAGACTGAATTTTGGCTGCTGGGATGCTGTAAAGCATCCGCAACCGACCCGGCTTACCTGAAGAGATCGTAAGCGTCGGGGGGAAGATAACGTCAAGAGGACCACCGGCCAGCTCCTCAAGCGCAGGAATTGCTTCGGGGCCGTCAACATCCGCCCAGATCAAACCACCTTCATTGGACCATTGGCCCGTCATGAGGCCCACCCCAGTGGCACGGCCAGAATCCAGCTCTGACTGGATTTGAGCAATGCTGTAAGGTTGAGAGGTCCAACCACCAACGTAGGCCCGCTTACCGGACAGAGGCGTAAGCGCCCAATCAGGTGGGATCAGATCGAGACTGATCTGTCCCGCATTGAGATGCTTTTTAGGTGGTTGTGGTTCGGGGGTGGCAGTCGTCACAGTCTTGTTATTGCAGTCGTTTTAGTGAGTTGACGCCAGCTCGAGGATACCGCCAATTGACGGTTTTGAGAACCCCTCAAATCTGGAATCTTTCTGTTTCCACCGTACGGCGCATAATCCTGTACGGCAGCAATCTTATTATGAGTCTTGCTTGTCTCCGTCTACAACTTTGAAGTCAATCTCTTCTGCCTGTTGAGCCGGAAGAATTTCGGTGTAGTACTTTTCAACCGCCTCCAGCCACTTATCTTTATATTTCTGGATCGTCCCCGCCTGGATGGCAAAAACCTGAGAACGTCCCCTGGTTGCAACAAAGATCATCATGATCTCCGGAACAATTCCCACCGTATGCTCCAGAGCCATAGCATATGCACCCATTTGCATCATGCATTTTTGATATTTCATGAACCCCGAACGTCGCATGGCGTATTCGTTCTTAGGGGTTTCTGGCCCTGGCCACCGCGAAAAATAAAGACCGTTGCTTGTTTTTAGGTCGCCAAGAACAACTTTATTTTTGTATTCGGCCACGATATCTGGAGCACCGGCCCACCCCCAAGTTTCATCTTCTTTTACCCCTGGGTGCCAAACACGGCTAATCCCATCACCACCCATGCACCACGGGAACGCATCACCGACTGGGTTTTCCGCCCAAATCACGCGACCAAGCTTATCCAATTTTTCTGGGAGATCACCCCAAAATTCGCGGATCTCCTCATTTTCAATGACCGGATTTTTTTCTATCCCAAGCAAATATTCTTCCATCAAGGAGTGAACCTTGGTACCACGAGCAGCTGCAGCCTCTCGTCCCCCTGGATTTTTCTTAGCCCATCTCTCCAGAGCAGCCTTATTTCCGCTGGTAGCAGAAAGGATTGTCGTGACAGAAGGAAGGGATCCGTATGGCGTTTTGTAGTGCCTGGACCCATGAATCGTTAAACGGGTATCCCCTTTTGAACGGTAATCCAAGAACTGCGTATAGTCGCTCTTGGAAGAGTACGGTGTATAAACTTTTCTCTCTAGCTCTTCTCTCCCGAGGACTACTGCGGGAATTTCATCCGTTGCAAGAGGCACTAGGGGTCAGCGTTTCCAGAACAATACCAATTTTTTCAGTGCTTGTCTAGGTTTTAAGGAAGTACAATGAGATCATCTTTTGCGACTCCAGAAGTGTATGACGGTTCGGGTGCTGTAGGCAGGCACTGCATTTTTGAACTTCAGGACGGTAATCCGAACCTGCTGGATGACGAAGACTTTATTAAAGAAGCCTTGACCAAGGCAGCGGACGCCGCTGGTGCGACCCTTCTTGGGATTGTGTCACACAAATTTGAACCTCAAGGGGTGACCGCTATCGCACTCTTATCCGAGTCACATATCTCGATTCACTCCTATCCAGAATATGGATATGCAGCTATTGATGCGTTCACCTGTGGTGAGCACACAAATCCAGAGTCTGCTTGCCGCAGCCTAAAGGAATCCCTAGAGGCAAAAAGCGGATCAATGCAGCTTTTGACACGGCGAAATTCCGCCTTCAATCATGTTCCGTCTCCGAAGGTCGGTCAGTAAAGCAGTTTTCAATGTTTGCGGCAAACGTCATTGATTGATATTTGCCGACATGAGCTTGAATCCTGGCATGAATGTCAAATGCACTGCGGATTGCATCTTCAGGATTGATCATTAATTTTGAGTTAGCCAGGAGCCCAGCCGTCAAAATGGTGATCGCCAACTCCTGTGGGTTTGGGGTGAAGGCACGAATCGAACGTCCGTTATCTGTAAAAGACGAAAGAAGGAACGATAAAGCCTCTAGGTGAGAAGCAGAGGGATCTTCAGTCATGGTTGGTCATCCTGCTCTTTAACACAGTAAAGAGTGATTGTATTTTTCTTAATGACCGGCACCAGAAGGCCTTCATCTTTTAATGCACTGATCCGCCGTTGAATTGTTCGGTGGTTGCGTTCAAATTTATTGACAACCTCCGTAATAGGAATCAAAACAAAACGAGCCCCTTGGAACTCAGTAGAGATCTCCAGAAGGTAGTCATGGATGTCCATCGCAAGGGAATCCATGAGATCAGTGTGTCGGAAAGTCGGCCGTACCACGTCGCGCCAAATATTAATACAAGGTTGATTCTACGGGTACCTTACTCCGGTACTGAAACGGACTCAGTCAGATGCTTTTTGTATTTCATAATACCGTTTTTAGCGGTCTGCAGGTCCATGGTCCAGCAGTAATCCCATTCATGGGCTTCACTTGGAGCGTAATACAGGATGTGACCCGTGTTTCCGTGCTTCAAGCTTCGAATTTCAATCCCCTCGAATTCGATCGGCTCAAGGATTTCGGAGGGTTCCCCTTGGTAACGAAACTTTTTAGCCACTAGAGTAACGCAACAACCAACACAGCTTATCCTCCTTAATCTGGAAAACAAGCACTGATTGGAAAAATAATTGGTTTTCGATAAGGGCTGACCCTCACTTCAGGTCCCAGCCCTTTCGCAAGTAGCCGAAATCACGGGCCTCGGTAACAACTTTTGTCTCACCACAAACACTACAAGTGCCTTCGTGAAATGTGGCACAGTGGGGTGAAGGCCCTGTATAAACAGAGCCCTCCCACCATGTACCCCATTCGCGTCCACAGTCATGACAAACCCAATCGGGTTGACTATTTGCTACTTTTGAACGGATTTTCATTCTGATTCATTTTCCTTCTTAAGCCACGCTTGACGCAACTCTTCAGTTTCCTGAAGATCTTTTAGTCGTTTTTTATACAAATTGCTGATCCAAGCTAGATCTTCATTTTGTAATTTAGCAGCTGATTCAATCAGTTCTTGCATCGATTGTCGACGTTGTGGATCCATCGGTTAATTCAGAATGGTTTTCGCATTTAGTCAAAATAATCGATCCATCAGCCTCTTCAGTCCACTCCAAAGTGTCGTTTTCGCCCCAACCAAGCTGGTTGAGGAGTTCATCCGGGAGGGTGAGAATACCTTCCTCATCAACAGATACTGTCCAGCGCTGATTCGTTTCATTTGTCATCATTTTGAGCGGAAAGAAAACGGTTAAATTCTTCAACAAAAATATTGCGCATGTCTTCTTTTAATTCATCCTTTCGCACATAAGTAGAAAGGATCAAATCAGGTTCTTTGATGTCGTGCTTGTTCCTATATGCACGATCAACTTGATAACTCAAATCTAGAGTCATACGGAACAACTCTTTTGAGCGGCCCACTGGTGGCAGAGCGGCGTCAATAATTTCGTCATCAAGTGCACGCATAAGGTTTGCCATGCCTTTGGCGTGGGCGCTGAACAAATCCAAATAGGATTCAGAATCGTGCAGGTAGTACTCTGGGAGGTCCATTGCCAAGCAACGAAGGACGCCCTACTATACCTTCACGCTCTGGCCGCGTCGATCCTTTTTCAACAACCCTTAACATGGACGCCCCCTCCCCGCCACTAGTTAGCTACATAATTTCTTTAGAATTCTGGGGTACGTCAGACGTTGTTCTTACCATCGGCCCTTTGATCATCACGTCAGTGAATGCAGAAGATGGCTATTGGGGATCTTTTGAAATTAACTGGGAAAATAAAGGATGGTTTTATTGTCACTTTTTTGAGGACGTTGATCCCTACAAAGGATGCCCCCTTGGAACCGGAGTACCTGAATGGTTGATTGAACGGACGGGAGATCCTTATCCTCTCCGGAAAAAACCACTCTGGACCTCCCTTACGTGGTTCGGATCCGCGTTTGCCTGGCGCGAACGTTTGATGAATCGTCTGCGCAGGATTTGAACCTGCATCGCCGAACCCTTTAAATACACTGCGTCCAGCGCACAGGAAGGTGGCCGCCTTGTCCGATTAGTTCGCAGCAGACGTTTGGAACTTTTTAATGAGGAGTTCCAACCTCGTGATTACAGTAGATCCTCCCTAAAATCCTTAAAAAATTCTTCGAACGACAGATACTTCTGGCCATTACCGTCCTCTAATTCTTTCATGGCATTTACGGTTGTTTCATTTGGAGTCTTCCAAAAATAGTCGTCACATTCACCTAAGCGGCCCCATTTTAACACTTTTTCTACGTCGAAATAACGAGTAGATACCTTGAAGTCAGGAGTTTTGAGCTCGTGGTTGGTTAGTGATGGGTCGCACATACGGCAACGGTTATTGGGATAAGCACCAATTTGACCGTTGTCCAAAACCACGATGTTATGGGATTTATGTTCATCTGGAAACTCCGCAAAATAAAAGTCTGGTTCATTTCTATGAGCATGATAATTATCAATAGTAAATAAATATGTGCCGCCCATTACACCTGCGCTTCTTGTCATGACTTCAAAACGCATGTTGAAGATCAGGTTCTTTTCAATGACCGTAAGACCGTGATCAAATCCATTCCAGAATTGCAGGTCAGTTAGTTCCAGATCAGGGGTCGGTGGGTTGGGTTTGTCCGGGTAGTCGGGGTCCCAGGACAAGAACGCACTGATGGGAAGCTTGTCATACAGGGCACCATATTCGGTTAGGTACGTCTCGAAGTACAGAGCGCGGCCCGTAAGAGATTTACATGTCACCCAATAACCAGGAGTGTACTCACCATGACCATCACGCAGGTCACGGAGATACTCCCGCCTTACCCACACACGAACGGGGGGAATATTGGCAACAAGGGTTGTCATTGGAACTCTTAGTGAGCCCCCAGCCTACTGCAAATCGAGGACAGATTAAAG